ATATCTGATCTAAGGAATCATCATATCCGCTGACTCCTTTTACATAGATCTCTAACTCAAACTCAGCAGTACGCATCTGTAATCTAGGCGTACCTATAGTCTGATATTCTATCTCTTCTGCTTTATTAAATAATAAAATAGAAGGTAACTTAGGACCACTTATGGGATAGACTCGACTTTGATATACATTCCTACCAGTAGTTGTCAGATCCGTTATCGTGGTCTTTATATTATCTCTTATTAATTTTCTAACATGGGCCATCTTGAGCCTCAAGTGCTAATTCTGTAATTCCAGTTCCATCCGCCATAACAATCGTTACATAATACTCAGATGACCTAATTGTAAAAGCATCACCTTCGGCAACACTTGGTATATCAGCAGTTCGACAAGTCAATCTGGGCTGACTCATCGCATAAGGCACGGAACCGCCAGCTTCTACAGCTTCATAAACATTGTCATAGATCGCTTTTAGAGTAGCTACTGGACCAACCGTGGGCGTAAATGTAACTGTTTCTCCAAAGTCTGCAATCATAAATGATCTGTCATTAGCAGTCTCAACCATTATTTCTTAGCTCTTTTTTTTGGCTTTGGCTCATCTTCTGAAAGACCAATGCTTCGATCTATAGTTTTCTCTGGCTCTGCATAAGGAATCAGCCTCTTCATAGACATCAAAGACTTAACCAAAGTTTCATCGTCTAAATCAACAACTGATCCTACTTGATGACCAGCACCTTTAATTACACAACCCTTAATAACTTCATATTTCATAACTTCCTCCTTTGCTAAAGCTAACTAAATTAATTAGCTTAAGTAAAGAAGGGGGGACGAATCCCCCCGACTCAATTATGCACCGTCATTACCGAATGCGAAGCTAACAGCGTGACGTACAGCTACGTCAACTGATTGCAATGCAACGATTCTTACAGTACCAGTAGTAGATGCAGTGTAAGGATCAACGATAAGATCCAATCCACCGAACATACCGATAAGTAGATCATCAAAGTTACCAAAGTATAGGTTTCCAGCAGTAGCCTGGTTAGAAACAATACCACGGTATCCATTGACTGAACCACCTGGCTCAACAACAAACTGAGCAGTTCCAGTTGCTTTCTCAGTAGTCTTCAAAGCGCCATACATGCTGGCAGGTAGAATGTAAGACAAGTTACCCGCAAGAGCGTTATCTTCTGCAAGAGCTGTCTCAAGTGTTACTACCTCAGCAAATGTTGGAGTAGCAGCCGCGAAGTTAGTTACTTGGTTAACACCAGAAGTGCTAAGAATACCAGTAGGCTGACCAGAAGAACCAGTTCCTTCTAGACCAGCTTTATCGATAGCAATACCCATAGCTTGAGAGAGATCATCACGAATCAAAGACTCAACGTCTAGGCTAGACTGAATGAGAAGCTGACGAGTTACGTCAGTGAAAGCACCCAAAGTCTTAGGAGCCATAGACACTTGACCAACAGTCATCTCAGTTTCAGATGCAGCTCCACCTTCAGAGCTAATCCAAGCAGCAGAAGACGCAGTGTTTTTCTTAGGTATCTTAACGTCTCCGCTAAGTCCACCAAGCATACGCGCTCCAGCTTGCATAACAGAAGATGCGTTACGCAGTACGTCGATGAAGTCTCCACCACGGAAATCATCGCTGAACAAAGCAGCATCGTCTGAACTGTTCATGTCACGCTTCCAAGTACGGAGAACTTCAGCAGGAAGCATAATGCCCTGTGCAGTTTTTCCATATTGCTCGGCAGCAGCTCGTGAACAATCAAATTCAAAAGAAGCAGCTTCTTGCGCTCTGCGATCAGTTGGGTTAGCGAGAGCATTGATAGCACGTACTAGGCTGAACTTCTTAACTTCAGCTTTATCCATACCGATGTCTTGGCTCTCTAATGCACGATCAGAACCAATTACTTCTAACAACTCACCACGGAACTCTTCGATGCTTCTACCGTGAGAAATAGCCTCACGAGCCATCTCAGACTTGTTGTGACGAGCGCCTAACTCAACAATCTGAGCGGCATTTCTTTGTGCGGTTTGCTGGGCTTCAGCCTTGACCGCTTCAATATCAACTTCTGACATAATGTTGTCCTCTTTAAATGAAGTTCTAATTTCAGGGTTATTTTTAGCTTCGCTCGAACGCCCAACGCCAACTGTCATATCGGCAGGTATAGACACCAAACTTGCTTCTACAGGCTTCCATGACGTTGCACGATATGTGTTTTTGTCATTTCTATCCCGATCCATCTTGCCAATAGAGTAACCAACGGATATGTTAGCCTTAATTCCATCAACAACATCAGAGAATGCTTCACGGGCTAGTTCGCCTTTTCCAAAACGTACTTTAGCGCGCAGTCTACGCGATTGCCCATCAAGATCTACCGATTCTACAACGCCAATTTGCTTTTCTGGATCATGATCCAATAGCAAAGGCGCTCGACCACTACTCAAGAATGACAAGTCAATCGATTCTTGATTGTGATCTAAAATTTCATTACCAAACGAGCGCTCTACTGGCTCCTCGCTTGATAGAGCTATGCTTACAGTTCTCTTATCCTCATCGATAGGAGACATGTCCATTGCCATTGCTCTATGCTGTACTTCAACATTAGATGATCTGTCCGTTTCTTCTACTTCAACTTCAGGTCCAGATTCTTCATCATGGACCTTCGCATAAGTAACTACATACGAATCATCTGTTTCTGCTATATTTTTAATATGTCTTTCGCCAGTGTCTTCAGCAATATCGACGTTGGCTTCAACTTCTTCACTCATAATAAACGCCTCAAGGTCTACTTGTTCGTCCACTGCCCGATCCTTACTCGACATTGGATGTTCTTTAGGTAAGAGATCGATATCGTGCTTACCGCTTCTAAATTTACCATTACGCAACACATACAAAAAGCTATTTACTCTTGCGTATGCCCATTGCTCTGGCGACTTTACAGTAGGTCTTACTGACTGAGGATTGGTCTTATATGCACCAATGCCTCGTCTAAATACTGCTTCTAAAGTTCGTAGGCTGGTTCTCTTACTTGCTGCATCACCAACCTTTTCATTGTGATCTGCTACCTTTTTCTCTAACGCCTTTCTCACACCACCACTAACTTCTGCTCGTTCCATTGATCTATCATCATCAAGCTGACCAGCGATTCTGCGTGACCAAGAAAATCCAGCATCTCCACCCCACAAAGCCCAAGCAATTCTACCAGCGGACGGATAACCCTCTTCACCTGGGCTAAACCCTTCTGCTTTCTTATCTACCTCATGACGACTAAAAAAAGAATACATCCTTTTGACGGTATCAAACGAAAGCTCTTTACGATTCTTTATATCTCTTGCGCGAGCAACACCAACCTCAGTCCCTCCGCGACCATGCTCCTTCCGCCACTCTAAGCCTTTATTAGCTTCAGATACCATACCATCCGTGGGTCGAGTATTTATCTCTTTACCCTTATACTTCGGCATCATCATCTCCAGTTATCTCAGGATCAACAGAGTTAAAGTTAGCGCCATACGGCTCAAACGCATAGGATACACCATATTGTTCAGCAATATCTCTATCTCGTGCTATTTGACTCGTTAGTTCCTCTACATCTTTACCATATTGACTTGCAACATCGGACAAGCTCAATACGCCAGACTTTAGACCCATAAGAGCAGCATTCATCTCTTTTTGCGGATCAACCCAGCTCCAAGCCTTGCCTCTGAACTCAGCGGCTTCAGAAAAACGATCAAACTGACGTACAGGTATACCAAAACTATTGACTTCCATAGCAGAAGAAAGCCACTCGTCATAAACTACTCGAACAAAATGATCTATCATAAACTTTTGCATGTTTTTATAGCTATCACGCTCTTCTAATGCGCCCTGACGTATAGAACTGTAACTAACAGACTCTAAGTCGTTAGATAAAGCAAAATAACTAACACCAAGTGCTGATGCTATGCCCTTCAACACTGCTTTGTGAAATGCGTCAAACTCATTGTTTGGGTACTGTGGATCAAACGTCTTAAAATCAACACCGTTAGGTAACTGATGAAACGTGCCTGGAGATGCCTCCATGATTGGCATATTCCCATCTAAATCATCTGCAACAAACCCATCTCCACTTGGTGATGTAAAGAAGCCCATCTTACTTGCTCCAATACGAGCATTTATTATTGCTGCTTCGCGCAAAGCGCCCAACTGCTTCATAGCAGGTATAGCTGAAGCCATCCACGGCTCACCGCGAGTCTGTCCAGCACGATGAGGATCATACAAGTGAATCATCTTATCCGCAGGTATGCGAACATGCTTTTTAGACTTTCCTGTTGTAGCGTAATCATAATCACCAGGATGATAAGTCATCACATGATAAGCGACAGGTCGTTTAAACTTGTTTAACTCAACACCCATGCGAATTTCATTACCGTTTGATAGCCTTTCGTTCTTTTGCTCATCAATTTGATCAGGTTCAATAAATTCTAATGCAAATGAGTCGTGGAATGATGCACCTCTATGCTTAACGATAAAGACCTCACCATCTCTTGCTAAACACTCCATCGCTAATTTTTGTGCATCTATCCAAGACATTCCGCCATCTACAGTGCAATTACCTAACTTGCCCCACTTCTTAAACGCAGATTCAGCCCTCTGATTACCATCTTGATCCAATTTACCTATGGAATCAGTCGCCTTTACTTGCAAAGAGAAGCCTTTTTCGCCAATGACGTTGTTTTTTAGCAGATTTAGGTATTTTTTAGCGTATTCATTGTTTCTAGCAAGATCTCTAGACCTAGAGCGTATTGATTTGATTGCTGGACGTAGTTCTGAGTCAGGAGAACGCTCAGATGCCTTAAAATCGCTAAAAATGTGGCCAGTATTTGCCGCAGCGTATGTTCTCTTAAATATTTGAGGCTTTTTAGTAGGTTTTTGTCTAAAAATGTCTAAAAATGCCATTTAAAACCTCACTTGTATGGTAGATGCACCTTTTCTTCCGTGCTGTATATCTAGGGCATTCGTTTCTTTAAGCACTTCTTGCTTGTAGAAGTTTCTCGCATTCGTTAATTCTTCAAATGTTAACTTGGTTAAAGATCTTCCCGCAATGCTATAGCTAGAAACATCAGCATCCGCCTTACCACTAAGCAGACTTTCTATCTTACCCAGCATTATTTCTGCATGACTGCGAGGATCTGCTTGATTTACATCTAAATCTGGAATGGCTACAAAATGACCACGATCAACAACGACTCTTTCATTGTCGCTATTTCTCTTAATCTCTAGCTGATAATAATAGTGACCAGGACTAAAGTCATCACTATCTGATCCAAGTACAGTAAACAAATAATGTGTAGTCTGATCTGTTCCCGTAATCGTAATCTCATTACTGCCTCCACCACTTATCCGAGCAACATAGGTTGCTGTATATGCATTTGTGGGATAGTCTTCTACTAGATCTGATCTTTTCCACTGAATGAAATCACCAACAACGATTTCTGTGGGTTCGCCTTCTGGGGCATTAGCCGCATCGAATGCATTTGCCATTTAAAATACCTTCATCGCCACGAATTAACAAAACTCTTGCTCGTCTTAGGAACAAAAGATTGTTTAGGTTTCTGCACATTCTGTTGTATGGGAGCCTCATCAGGCTGTGCATCGCGTTTATCTGCTAAAGCGTTAATGTTAACATTCAAAATTGCATAAGCAGCAATTGCGTAAACAAAACAGTCTAGTGCTTCGTTACGCGGTCTTATTTTCTGGAATACTCTCTTTTTGTATCCACGAGAAAACTTTGTTACAATCTTTTCAGCAGTGAGTTGGCGAAAATATTCATCATTTAAGTCATCATGAAAATGAATATATCCAGCCCCCTCATCTTTTATACGTAATCGTGCAAATAACAAGTCTTTTGCAGTATCTACACCAACAGGAAACAGCAAACACTTTCCTATATTGTTCTTTGATGGCCTACCAACAATTGCTTTTCCTTCACCACCAACGCCTTTTATAGCGAATACTCGTCTAGCATAATTTTTCTTAGCGTAAGAGTATACAGTATTTGTAAAATGACCGCCAGAATCTATGCACGTTGATCTAATGGGAAGTTGCCTTCCATCGTTAGTCAGGTACGTAGTAAACAGTTTACTGTCTAAACTCGTCCATAATTGAGGTGTAGAGGGGTCACCGTACATTATTTCGTGATTTATAACCCAAGACTCATCATCTCTTCCCCATCCAATAATAGATAGCTCTAATCGATCATCCTGAACATCAACACCGCAAGTAAGAAATATGACTTCTTCGGGTATTCCTTCACCATAAGCCTCTCTTCTTTCTGCTAATGAATAGTCATCAATCGTTTCTCCCTGATCTTCCCAAGTCTCACCTAAATACGTATTGGTCCACACTCTAAGTTGTTCTGGATTCTTACGCATAGACAAAAAATCTCTTACTCCATCAGACAAAGGAGTCCAAGGAGAATACAACCCTGAGATAGAAAATCCTGCAACGCCATTAAATTCTTTATCAGCTATCCATTCACCATTGCGAATAGACCATCTTCTGTCAGAGTCACTCCACAAAACATCGCAGTGACTACATAAATATCCAGTAGTGTCAGGGTCGTCATCAATCCATTGCACATTAGACCACTTTAACTTTTGCATTCCCTTACAGTGTTTACAGGGAACCTGATAATATCTCATGTCAGACGCCTCAAATGCTTCTTCTATTCGACTGGCATCTTTGTTTGTCGGCGTAGAAACCATCACAATCTTTCTATTCCAGAAAGTAGCTGCCCTCTTACGGGCTAGTTGTATAGGATCACCCTCAGATCCAGCAGACGCAGGATAACGATCTACCTCATCACATAAAACGAGACGAATAGGTCGAGAAGCAAGACCAGAAGGACTATTAGCACCAACGAGTGTCAAACTCCCACCAGGGAATAGTTTATGCAGAGTTGTATTACCGCTATCTCTTGCGCGAGGATCTTTTACCTTTCCGCGTAAACAAGGAGTAGATTTAAGTAAGCCGTTAGCAACTCGATCCTTAGAGAAGGTCTGAGCCATCTCTAGCGTAGGCTGCAAGCATAGGATAGGACTAGGATCATTATCTATGTGATAACCAATAATATTTAACAGAGCTTCTGACTTGCCAAGCTGCGCTCCAGCCATAACCACGACTTCTCGCATGTTAGGATCTGCACAAGCATCCATAATTCCTCTTTGGTATTCAGCCCTACTCGTATGCCAACGTCCAGGTTCGCTACTTGTTTGGGAGTCCAACCGTCTTTTTTGGTCTGCCCACTCGCTTATGCTTAGTCTTGGTGGCGGCTTCAGCCCCTGAATTGCTGTCTTCAGGTGATTCACCAGATCCGCTGGTCGATGAGGGATCGATTGTTGGCTCATAATTACTCAACTCTTCTAATGCTTCGTTCATTAAGTCTTCAAGGATAGTTTGACATAAAGCAGCGTCACTCTCAGCGCTAACCACGGGAGCAGCTTTTGTAGGTATGGATAACAATTTCCCCTTTAGAGCGCCTAAAACATCTTCCCATGCCTGAACAACATCTTCAGCTAAAACCAAAGTTCCGTGAACACGAGCTAACTCAAGCTCCGCAATCTCAGCTTCTGCGTTAACCTTCCTAGTCCTAGCCTCATCATAGCTAGAACCAATCTTAACTCCACCTGTAGATGCCATATTGTCTCCTATGCCTGAATTATCATTTATGACAATTAGATTGTAAAGATAAGATTAGGTTTGATTAATTCTATCGCTAAAAAAATACTGCATCT